GAGATTGAGGACATGCTTGTTGGTCACGAAGTCGGTCACGCATTATATACAACCGACGACTATTTTGATCCAATCGCTCAGAACTCCAAAATCATGACTTACCTCAACGTACTGGAAGACGTGCGTATTGAGAAACTCATCAAACGTAAATATCCAGGTCTGCGTAAACGCATGAACGAAGGATACAAGCAACTGAACGATCGCGACTTCTTTGGTGTCAAACAAGTTCAATCTTTTGACGACTTGTTATTGATTGACAAAATCAATCTTTACTTCAAAGCAGGTTTCTCATGTGGTGTTCAATTTACACCTGAAGAACGCCAGTTCGCAAATCGTGCTGAACGCACCGAGACTGTTGCTGAAGTAATTGAGTTGGCTGAAGAGATTTGGGCTTACTCAAAAGAACAGCTGGAAGAAAAGAAGAAGAAAGCATTACAAAATCAAACACCTGAAGATATCGAAGATCTTGAAGATAGTGAAGATCAAGATGGTGACTTTGATGACAGTGATATCGACTTTGATGACTTCCAAGAAACTGATGAAGAACAAGATCAAGAGTTGAAACCAGCTAAACAAAAATCTTCTGGTGATGAAGAAAAGAAAGAACAGGAAGAATCTCCTACAGTTGGTGATCAAGAACTTGAATCTAAAACTGAGAAAGCATTCGCTGAGAAGTTAGAAGACCTCGCTGATGAAAGTACTGAATATCTCTACCATGAATTTGATACTGACTATTTTCATGACCCAGTGATTGGTTACAAAAAGATTCTCAGTGAGACCAAAGCAGTATGGGTCAAAGATGAAGAGAATGTTACTGAAGAAGATCGTAAGTTTATTGCTTCAGAAAATGGTAAGTACGATAAGTTCAAAGCCGAGACTACCAGCGCAGTCAACTACTTGGTAAAAGAATTTGAGATGCGTAAGTCTGCAGCCCTGTACAAACGTGCTCAGGTTTCTAAGTCTGGTTCGTTGGATATGAAGAAAGTCTATGCATATAAACTGCAAGATGACTTGTTCAAACGTGTTACTGTTCTCCCACAAGGTAAGAACCATGGAATGTTGTTCTTGCTGGACTGGTCTGGTTCTATGGATGGTGTTCTTGAAGATACCTTGAAGCAAGTTATAAACTTGGCAATGTTCTGTGCTCGAATCAATATTCCGTATCGTGTGTTGGCGTTTACATCGCAATATAATGATCATAAGTATCCTACTGAATTAGAACAAATTAAACAACGTAAATGGATTATCAACAAACGTGTTCGTAACGAAGGTAAGAATATCTTGACGAATGCCAGCAACAACTTCCATCTTCTTGAGTTGTTCTCTAGCAAGATGACTACCAGCGAATTCCATTCTATGGGTAAACGTGTTATCAATCGCAGGTTCCAATGGAATGAAGGTTATAGCACTGGTGGTACTCCGCTGAACGAAGCATTAGTATGGATGTATTTAAATATCGACAAGTATATCAAACAGAATTCTATTGAGAAGCTGACTTTGATTACATTGACTGATGGTGAAGGTGGTGCGTTGTGTTCTTCTGAAGGTGATATGTCTGATACACGTTATGGCTATGACGCAAATGGCATGACCAAGAAAATCAAACAGAAGCATTTTATCCGTGATGAAGTTACGCAAAAGACTTATCAGTTGACACGATTTGCAAATCCTCAGACTGAAACCTACTTGCGTATGATTAAAGATCGTCATAATATTATGGTTGTTGGATTCTTTATCTGCCGCAATGCTCGTCGTGACTTGCATAGTGCGCTTAATGCTAACCTACCATCATTCAATGGTGATGTTTATTCTCAAATTGAATCTTGGAGGAAAGACTTCCGCCACCAAGGGTTTGCGTCAATCAAGAATACTGGTCGTGATGACTTGTTCTTGATTCCTCAAACTGCAACGAAGATTGTTGAATCTGACCTCGATGTAAAAGCCGATGCCAACGCAAAGGTTATTGCAAAGGAATTCGGTAAGTTTTTGAACGTAAAGAAGACCTCCCGAGTCCTACTCAATAGGTTCGTAGGCTACGTTGCGTAAGTTATTGATTTAGAAGGGGATTTTATTCCCCTCAAATCTGCAAGGGATTACAAAATTTCGCTTTACTTTAATGCAAGGTTGGCGTATAATAGTTGTATAAGTTGATTGATTATGGTGTTTTTTTGAAAGAGGATATATGATGGCTAAGATTGACCCTGCATTTCAGACTGAGTTTGAGACCAAACTGTTTGAATTATTCCCCGATGTTAAGACAGAGGGTGTCGTACAAAATGCGCAGTTGCTAGAAACGATGCGTGTTCTTGGTACCAAAACATCACCCAAGTGGTTGATGGAAAATAAAGTAAGTCGTGGCTTGTATGCTATTAATGGCAGCAAACCTACAATCGTTGGAAATACTGCGTTGAAACAGGAAGAATCATTCACAGTGGATTATACTAATACAGCTTCATTGATCCCTGCGAAGGATCCGAACTTTGTTCCATTCGGTAACTATGCCGACTTGGAAAATATTATTAAGGCGAAGATTTTCTATCCAGCCTATATCTCTGGACCAACTGGCAACGGTAAGTCAACTATGATTGAGCAGATTTGCGCCAAGCATAAGCGTCCACTGATTCGTGTTAACTTAAACATGATGACTGATGAGGAACAACTCATCGGTACGAAAACCCTTGAAGACGGTAACGTGATTATCGTTGAAGGTCCAGTTCTTATCGCTATGCGAACTGGTTGCACACTATTGCTTGACGAGATTGACGCTGGCTCAGCAAATACTTTGCTTTGTTTGCAACCGATCCTCGAGGGTAAACCTTACTACTTCAAACTCAAGAACGAGATGATTGTTCCAGCACCTGGATTCAATATCTTCTCGACTGCGAATACCAAGGGTAAAGGTTCAGATGATGGTCGTTACATTGGTACGAACGTCTTGAACGAAGCATTCTTGGAACGATTTGCTGTTACGTTTGAACAGGATTATCCTAGTGCTAAGATTGAACAAAAGATTATTGAGAATCTGATGGACTCTTACGGTTGCAAAGACCAAGAGTTTGCGGAGACATTAGTTAAGTGGGCTGACGCAATTCGTCGCACCTTTGCTGATGGTGGTGTGGATGAAACTATTACGACTCGTCGTATGATTCATATTGTTCGTGCGTTTGCAATCTTTAAGAAGCGTGAGAAAGCAGTAGAACTTTGCTGCAATCGTTTTGACACTGCTACTAAGCATGCATTCATCGACCTGTATGATAAAGTTGCAAACCCTGCACCTGAGGTTCCTGCAACACCTGAAGTTGCTCCAACTGCAAGTGATGAGGTTCCATTTTAAACTTGACTTGCAATCTAAATCGTAGTATAATATTATTTGAAACTGAAAAAGGAAATTGATTATGTTGAAATTTGCTGACCTGAGCATGGCTCAAAAGAAATGCGTTGTTGCTTTGATTGAAGCCCAACCCTCTCTTAAGAAAAATGGCAAGATCTCTTTGAAAGAAGTCGTTGCTATTACCCAAGATTTGGCATCTAAGCGTACTGCTGGTGCTGTCAAGATTGGTTATCCTAACTGGTTGTTCAAGACCAATAAAGTAGAACGTGGCGTTTACCAATTGCCAGTTCCTACTGAAGCTGAACTTTCGAATTACACGAAAGATCTAACCAACAAACCTGCGTCTAGCAAGATTGTTAAGAACAAGAAAGTAGTTAAGGTTACTGCTAAGAGCAAACCTTCTACTGATCTTTCCGAGACTACTCGTCTTGAAAAGATTATCAATGATTCTGTTGAAGTTGATCAGGATACTGAAGACTTCAATCAGATCTTACGTGAGAACGGCATCGAAGTCTAACTCACGTCTTTGGTACCACAGGGGTCACTGCCATCTCCCCTGTGGTTTTTTTATTTTGTGATGGTTAAATTATGGAGTCATTTTAAAATGTCTAAACAAAACTTGCTGTTGAAGCACCTTAATGCTGGTAAAGCATTCACCGCAAAGCAGATCTCTGCTTCTTTCGGTATCGCTCAACCAGCGTCCACAATCCGTAACTTGCGCGAGCAAGGCTACTGTGTTTACTCTAACCCAGCAGTGGTTAATGGTACTGAAGTAGTTAAGTATCGCATTGGTAAACCAACTCGTGCTATGGTTGCTCTTGCTGCAGCTGTGCGTGGTTCTTCTGTATTTACTCGTACAGTCTAATTAAGTGAGTTATAAATGGGCATTCTTCGGAGTGCTCATTTGTCGTTTCATTTGGAGATAATATGGCAACTGATACAAAAGCAAAAATTGATGCTATCAAAGCATCGCAAAATGCCACAACAGGTGGTAGAAAATTTGATGGTGGTAAACTACAATATGGTTTACTGCCACCACTTGCATTAAAAGCAACTGTAGAAATTCTAACATTTGGTGCGGAGAAATACGAACCAGATAATTGGAAGAATGTTCCTGACTCAAAACGTAGATACTTTGACGCAATGCAAAGACATCTTTGGGCATGGAAAGAGGGAGAACAAGATGATCCCGAAACTGGAAAGAACCATTTGGCGCATGCAATGTGTTGTCTAATGTTCTTATATGAACACGATGTAAAGTATTCTGTTGAAAAATAAATTTGACATATACTTGATTTTGGGGTATAATTATTATACATATATTATGTTAATTGAAAAAGGAAATCTAAATGAAACTATCTAAAGAAACCGTAGGATTGATCAAGAACTTTGCTGGTATTAACAGCAATCTACTTTTAAAGTCTGGTAATAAACTAGCCACTATCTCGGCTCAGAAAAACGTAATGGCTGATGCAGTTGTTACTGAAACATTCCCCGACTTTGGTATCTACGACCTCAATGAGTTCCTCGGTGCTATGTCTTTGTTCGAAGATCCAGAATTGACATTCAATGAGAAGTGGGTAACGATCGAACAAGGTGGTAACAGCATCAAGTATTTCGCAGCTGACGCAAGTGTTCTAACTGCTCCGCAAAAAGCAATTACCTTCCCTGATGCAGAAATTGAATTCCCTATGAGTGCTAATATGCTCAGTATGATTCAACGTACTGCTTCTGTTCTTCGTGCTTCTGATGTATCAATCGTTGGCGATGGTTCGACTATTGCTGTAGTTGTTGGTGATAAAAAGAATGCCACTGGTAATTCTTATAACTCTGCAGTGGGCGCAACTGAGAAGAAGTTTAAAGTTAATTTGAAGGTAGAAAACCTAAAGATGATTCCAGGTGACTATCAAGTGTCAATTTCCAGCAAGAAGATCTCTCGCTTCAAAGGTGCTGGCGATTTAGTTTATTACGTTGCAGTTGAAGCAGATTCTACATTTGAAGTTTAATTTGAAAGTTCTATATTATGAAACGGAAACACATAGAAAGTCCACGTGTTAATCGTAAGGTTTTACCTAAAGAAGAATTATATACAATTGATTTAGAAACAGGTAAAACAATACCGAAACTTGTTTGGTGTGATTATCATAAAGAATGGGAATGGGTTGCTAATTTCTATACAGAAAGTCAGAAGAAAGCAAAACACCCCAATGATGTTAGGAATATGTGTATCCCTGCATGGGATTCAGTAAAAGGTAAAGTTGATTTAGATAAACCAATAAACACTAGACCCAAGCAAGAAGAATCTCTTGCAACCCTTATTATGTTTATGGAGTAAGTGATGATTGAATTTCGTGATGACCAGTTTCTGTGGGTTGAGAAGTATCGTCCACAGAAAATAGATGAGTGTGTTCTTCCTGAATCTTTAAAGGATACTTTCAAGCAGTATATCGCCCAAGGCGAACTACCCCACTTTCTTCTTTCGGGAACAGCTGGCGTAGGTAAAACTACCGTAGCAAAAGCACTGTGTAATGAGATTGGTGCTGATTATATTATGATAAATGGTTCAGAGGAATCAGGTATTGATACCCTCCGAACTAAGATTAAGGGATTTGCATCAACAGTATCTCTTACTGACTCACCAAAGATTATTATTATTGATGAAGCAGATTACCTTCAAGCCAACTCTACTCAGCCAGCATTACGTAGTTTCATTGAAGAGTTCTCTGCTAATTGTCGCTTTATCTTTACTTGTAACTTTAAGAATCGTATCTTAGAAGCGATTCATTCTCGTTGTGCGTGTATTGATTTTAAGATTGATAATAAAGATAAGCAGGTTCTGCTTGGTCTATTCTTTAAACGTGCTACGCAGATTCTCAAACAAGAGAATGTAGACTTCGATCAGAAAGTAGTTGCCGAGTTAATCACCAAACACTTTCCAGATTACCGTAGGGTTCTAAACGAACTTCAGCGTTATAGTGTTTCTGGTAAGATTGATTCTGGTATCTTAGTCAACATGAGTCAGGAATCTTTCAAAGATCTAATTAAGATGATGAAAGAAAAAGACTTTACTAATGTCCGTAAATGGGTAGGTAAAAATTCTGATTCAGATACGGTAGCATTGTTCCGTGAACTATATGACACTTCTGTAATTTACATGGCTCCAGAAAGTATTCCTCAACTTGTTTTAATTTTAGCAGACTATCAATACAAAGCAGCATTTGTGGCTGATCACGAACTAAATATTATGGCAGCATTGACCGAGGTAATGGCCAATGTTAAATTCAAATGAGGATGCCATGGAATTTATTGATTACGTAACATATGTAGTAGTGTGGGTATTGGGCGCAGTATATGGATGGCATGCAAGAGAACGCCAAGCCAGAAGAACTATTGACAGATTCTTTTCTGAGGTTGAGGTTCCTGTTGGTGAACAAATTAATGACTCAGTAATCCCAATTAAGATTGATCGCCATAATGGTGTCTTTTTTGTTTACAATAAAGAAACTGAAGAGTTTATGGGTCAGGGTAATACTAAACAAGATTTAGAAGTTACTCTTGCAAAAAGATTTCCTGATAAGAAGTTTGCAGCAGATAAAGAAAGCCTGAAGGTTCTCCATGAGTCCCTTTGATTTTTTAAATGCTATAAATTCAACCAAAGAAAATCTATTTGAAAAGGATCCGCAAGCAGGTAAGGATTATAAACCTTTCCTAATAAATAGAGGGTTATCGTATTTTCCCGATACTGTCCTTTATGCTAACCAGATGAATCAACATGCTGGTTTGGATAAGGATATGCAGTTTTTCTTTTTCCTAAATATTATCACAAGGAAGAAGAGGTTTAGTAAGTGGTCCAAAAAGGATGCTGCAACTGAATCTCTTGAACTTGTTAAAGAGTATTATGGGTATTCAAGTGAGAAAGCAGCAGAAGCACTTAAAGTGTTGTCTGAAGAGAACTTGATTATGATAAAAGAAAAATTATACAAAGGTGGAAAATCATGACTGTTGAAATGATTTATTACGACTGGACGCCAGAGTCCATGCTTGAAGTGAGTTTACCTGAACCTGATAACTTTCTAAAGGTTCGCGAAACTTTGACACGCATTGGCATTGCTTCTAGGAAAGAAAACAAACTGTACCAATCTTGCCATATCCTGCATAAGCAGGGTAGGTATTTTATCGTTCACTTCAAAGAACTATTTGCTTTGGACGGTAAAGAATCGAATATCACTGCAGGTGATATTGAGCGTAGGAATGCGATAGCTGGTTTGCTTCAGGATTGGGATCTGCTAAAGATCCTAAATAATTCCCAAGCCGACCAGAAAGCATCTCTGTCGCAAATTAAAGTTGTATCTTTCAAAGAGAAAGAACAATGGGAATTAGTACCGAAATATAACATAGGAAAAAAATCAAAATGATTAAACTTGAACTTGAAATTAATGAAGTAAACATGATTCTTGCAGTGTTGGGTAAGCATCCTTTCGAGGAAGTTGCTAATCTAGTTGTTAAAATTAAACAACAAGGCGACCCACAAGCTGAAGCAATTGTTGCTGCACAAGCAACAGCTGACAAAGCATCAGCTGCAGCTGAACTACCAGCTGCATAAAGTATTCACCTTAGGACCGCTAAGTTACGAATCGTATTAAAGCTGATGATACGTTAAGTCATCGCTGGAAACAGTAACCAGCATTTTAGTATCTTGCCTTCGGGGAGATAAATTTTACTACTCGCTTAATAGGAGCAAAACAATGTTGAATAACATTAACACAGCCATCGATTCCTTCCAAGGAATCAAAACTAAATTCGTTGAGACCTACGTCAAAAACGAAGAACTCAAAAAACCCCTCAATGCTTTTATTGCTGCACAATCTTTCTTTGCGAAGAATGTAGCTAAATCGTATAATGACTTCTTCACTGCCTTGGGTATGTCCGCATATACCTTTGATGCGAAGAAAGCATTCACTAAAGAATAAGGGGACGACAATGACACATCTAACATTATTTGGTCCAGGATTTAAGGACTTTGATAAATTCTTTGTCGGCTTTGAAGATCACGCAAAACAGTTACAGTCTTTGCACGCTGATCTAACTAAAAACATTCCAAACTACCCACCATATAATATTCGTAAGAATAGTGAGAACTCATACACAATCGAAATCGCAGTTGCTGGTTTTGGTGAGTCTGAGATCGATGTTGAGATTGATGGCGGTAAGTTGATTGTCAAGGGTAATGTTGATGCAGCTACTGATGCGCTACAAGATAACTTCTTGTTCAAAGGTATTGCTACTCGTGCGTTTACTCGTGCGTTTGCCATCGATGATCACATTGAAGTCAAGAACGCAGAACTATTCAATGGTATGCTTAAGATCGCTTTGGAGCGTTTAGTTCCAGAAGAACAAAAGCCAAAGAAAGTTAAAGTAAAGACTGCAGGTAAAAAAGAATTCTTACAAGAGGACTCATATGACAAAGCTGCTGAAACACTTTAAGGATGTAACCAGTGGGCTATATGAAGGTCTTCTTATGATGAGAAAACATAAAGCCGACAGGTTCAATAGATTATGACTAACTGGATCCCAATGACAGATGATGATTGGGATTGGGTAAACGGTAAAGCACCGAAACCAACCAAGTAATCATAACAAGCAGGGGGACTTTCGGGTTCCCCTAAATACTTGTTATGATGAAAGCAAAACTATCACCAAACCTAATCTCTTTCTTTCTGGTTCGCAGAGGGAATTGGATGCTCAAGGTATCGGTGTATAAGAATAAACAGATTCTAGTTTTTATGCAACACGTATATGACATGGATAAAATTATTATGCAATATTTTCATGATCAAAACCAAGCAGCAGATTTTATTGAATATATGATAGAGGAATAATATGATTAAAGTTTTTAAACTATTGAATGGTGAAGAGATTATTGCCAAGACTACAGATACTGGTCTTGGATATACATTATCAGATCCTGCTGCAATTGTAATTCAGCAAACAGATAAAGGTGTTGGCGTTGGACTTGCTCCATATATGCCATATGCCGAAAGCGATATTACTTTATACGCTACCGCAATAGCAACTGAAGGTATCCCATCAAAGAATATGGCGAACGAATATAACCGAATCTTCGGGTCGGGTATCGAGGTCGTTCCTGCCAGTGCTTTAAGCGGACTTCAAATCGTCTCTTAGGACGTGCCAGGACGACCGTAGGGACGTTTTTCGGCTTCAAATGAGGGTTTACCCACCCCTATCTCCCAAAACCCCTCTCGGGGTCTAAAAACTCGTCTTTTTCACCAAAATAACCCTACTTTTTGTAGGGTTTTTCAACATTTCGCTTTACTTTAATGCAGATCTAGGGTATACTATATGTATAATGATTGAAAAGGAACTGATTATGTATAAGTCTAAAACTGAGTTGCGTGCTGAAATGGAACAAGCACTGAAGAAATTCTTGAAGCAAGGTGGTTCTATTGAGGTTGTAAAACCCCGCAAAGGACCAAAGATGGTTATGCGTTCAAAGGTTACCAAACAAGCATCCACTGGAACTTCTGGTTTCGCTGTTGGTTTTCCACGCAAGTCGTTCGTTTAATTTTAGGAGATCATAAATGTCTGAATTCAAATCTTGGGAAGAAATGTCTGTGTTGGAACAAATGCAGTGCCAATACTGGGATATGTACAAGGATGCGTATGGTGTTCGTCCACGTGGTATCGATACCACCGAGTGGACCGAGGAATATTTCATGGCAGAATTTGAAACCCTTGGTAAAGTTATTGAGCAGGAAGAGATCGCTCGCAAGGAATCTGAAGCCCAAGCATCGATCCGCTTTGAGGCGCAGATCCAGTCGATGATATCCTCTGGCGCAAAGAGTCGTGAAGCAGCACTCGCTTGGATTCACGAAGCCGAAGGTAGCAATGGCGACGATGAGTACCTTTGCTTCTTGCTTGGTCTTCCTTATGGTTACTTCAGGAAAGCAGCATGAGAGTTTTTCAAGAGACAACCGACTGGAAGGAACATGGTGTTCCGAACCATATCTACTATACCAGTGATAGCAAAAGCAAAATCTACGCATTCTATAACACGGTAACAGGCGAGATTAAAAAATTCAGTAAGCCCATACGATGGGATATGCGGTATAGAACTTTTAAGGAATTGAAACACAAATGAATATTAATGCACTCTTTAATGACCTTGCTTCTAATGCATCACGCAATTATAAGTTAGAGAAACTACGTGAGTATCAAGGAAACGAAACCCTACGTGAAGTAATTCGTTTGGCTCTGTGTCCATTTACTCAGTTCTACCAGCGTAAGATTCCTACATATAAATGTGATGGTACTAATGCGAACATTGAATCAATCTTACCTGCGTTGTATGAATTATCTTCAAGACAAGTTACAGGTAATGCAGCGATTGAATATCTGCGCATGTTATTGACTTCACTTAATGAAGATGACGCAAAGGTTCTTGAGCGTATCATTGATAAGAGTTTAGATTGTGGTGTTCAAGTGTCCACTGCCAACGATGTATGGCCAGGATTGATTACCGAATATCCATGTATGTTGTGTAGTCCATTCGAACAGAAGCTGGTTGATAAAATTAAATTCCCAGCTTACGCTCAAATGAAGATGGACGGTATGCGTTTCAATGCGATCGTTCGTGATGGTAAGTGTGAGTTTCGTAGCAGAAATGGAAAAGAAATAATGTTGCTGGGTAACCTTGAGCAAGAATTTATTGCTCTTGCTGGTTCTATTGATTGTGTATTTGATGGTGAACTTCTTGTAATGCTCGAAGGTGACCATCAGTTTGCTGATCGCCAGACTGGTAATGGTATTCTCAATAAAGCCAACAAAGGAACTATCTCTGCTAAAGAAGCTGCACTGGTTCATGCCACTGTTTGGGATTTGATTCCTTACGTTCAATTCGTTGACGGATATTGTGGCACTCCATACGCAAAACGATACTCTACTTTGCAAGCAATTATAAGCAAGCAAAAATCAGATGGTAAAAAGATTTGGAATGTTACTTCAACTATTGTTCAAACACTAGAAGAAGCCAAAGAGATTTTCCAAGGATATCTTGCAGAAGGTTA